TCAATAATGATTGTTTGGTACAATTACTTTAGAATCTTTCATCATACTAATATATGCTTTCAAAAATGCTTCAGCAGTATCAAGATTAGACTCAACATTAGAAGGATTATATATTCCTATTCCATCTGCATCTTGCGGTTTTGTCAAATGACTTGTATACCAGTAATACAAACCACCTTCCTTTTCAATTCTTGCATACACAGTTACCATATTATCATATTTATCTTTCACCGCATAAGTGAATTTTTTTATTGTTTTAGCCATATGATGATTATATTTATAAGATATACAGATTATATACTCAATCTTAATTTCAAATTAGTTTTTGTAGGACAGCAAAATCTAGTAAGAACATCAATAGGCAAACTAAATGCAGTTGCCATTTCCTCATTTGAGTATTCCAATTCATTCTTATGAAGTTTATAAGCCTCATTGTACATATTCGGCATATCAATATATACACTCACAGGTTCGCTTTTTCTATATCCTCTTCTACTTAGTTCAATACTAAAATATTTATATTTTTCGTTAGTAATACATTTCAAATCTTTTGCCCTACGTACAATAGATGCCATGGAGGTTAACCAATATCTTTTTAATTCCACCAAATACTGCAGTTTTAGTCCACGTAAAGAATTTGATATAGCATCAGAAGGCATAAGGAATTCTGAAGCAAATTTATTTGCTTCATCTTCTTTATCCCTATATTCAGAGATTAGAAACTCATTTGAGGTATGCATGATCAAATGTCCCAGTTCATGTGCTAAAGTGAATCTTTTATGGTCATTACTGAAATTCTTATTAATAATAATCACATAATATCCACCATCTGTCAAAAAAGAAACCCCATCAAATAGATCCACATCATAATCCAATTCTATGATTATAATCCCATTTCTTTCCAGCAAAGAGAATATATTCCGAACCGGTTCATCTTTTAAGCCTAAATACTTCCTGGTGTACTGAGCCACGGTTTCGGGTGTATATCCATCTTCAAGGTCAATCATTCGAAATGACATATCTGGAAATTCCACAGACTCCCCCATTTGGTCTACAATATAACCTAATAACTTGTTTGAAAGGTCTATTTGGGAACGTTCATTTTTAGTCATTCCTTTCTTCCTTCGGTAATGCGCATTTTCTGCAATATTTGAGATTTTCTTCTCATAAAAGTCAGTTGGAAATCCCAGAAAATCTATTATGCGATTAAGCACATCGGTAGATAAAGGCCCAATACCCTTCTCATACTTAGATAAATTAGATTGTGACAATCCAACAATCTTAGAAGCAAGCTCGGTTTGTGAGTAACCTCGATATTCACGAGCAAATATTATCTGCTTATAGTTGATTTCCATTTTTGCTATCAGTATTGTTGTTTTCTAAAATAAATTCGGTGATGTATCATATTATTAATTATTTGTTCCTTCTTTCTTTTTGATATTTTTGCGTACAGAGAGAGAAGCGGCAGCTGGCTGAACATCCATTGTTCTATTAACTGTAGAAATATCATTTTCAGAAATAGTCCATCTCACTTTATTTTCATCGATATAAACCAATTTGGGATTTATAATCTCCCCAAAACGACTTTTATTATATCCAAAAAATAAAATAGGTTCTGTCCCGTTATCATACATATCAAACAAATAACCTTGCTCTTGGTTCTGAATAGATGATGAAAAACGAGTTGGAACATTCATTGGCATATTTTTACTATTTAATTTCTTAAAAAGCATAATATATCCATTAACTCTAAGCATAAACCTTTTGTACTTTCCAAATGTCCAGTCATCTTTAAAAACAGACTGAACACTTTGAATTATTTTTGAGTTTAAGAGGGAGGCTTCAAATCCTCGACAACGAGCTGTAAACGGGGTTTGTATTACCTCTTTTTCATAATTACGTACAGCATTCCAAAAAGCATCAAATAGCTTTTCTAACGACTCACGAAGTTCGTATTCACATTCTTTAGCGTTTATTATACGCTTCCTTTTGGCTGTTTCAGCCACATTCTTTAATTTTGCCATAAAATAAAATTTTATATTTTTACATCACCGAATTTTAAGTTTATCTCTGCGCCAACAGAGATATTCTTTTGCTGCAAAGATATATATTATTTCCCAAATATTGTATTTTCTCACATATAATTTCGCCAAAAAATTGTATTTTCAATAAAAGAAAGACTTATTTTTTGAATTTATACACCAACCATCCCGCAAGAATCAAGCCTATGACATAGCGATAAACTTTATCTTTATGCAAATCCCACCAAGATAATTCGACTGCCTTCTCTCTTTGATTTAGTAAAGCATTCACCTTGTTACTTATAGTATCAAGTCGATTCGAGAACTGCTGCAAAGTAATGGATAATGTTTCATCAACTTCAGTCTGTTCTTGCTCCTGTTTAGAAGCGGTGGTAATACTTTCTTTGACTGGATACTGTTTTCCAGCTGAATCTGGAAGAGACAAGTAAACTGTTTTATTCTCAATTTTCAGCTCACTCAACTTTTCAGTAGTAACTTTCGTTTGCTTATTCACATCCAGCCGTAGTGATTCAATTAAGTTTCGCAAATACAAGAAATCCCCTGAATAGTCAATCTGCTTTTGCGTCTCAATGTTATGAGACGTTTTGCAGGAAGTAAACCATATTCCTGACATCAGGAATATGGTTATATAAATTAGCGTTTTCATGGCCGGATCACTGTATTACGAAGAAAATTAGAAAACTCGGAACGAACATCAAAGCAGGGACAAGCCTTGATGTATTCTGCCGGTTCCACTTCGCTGCTGTCGTCTAGGTCTGGAGATGTATCACGATGTCCGAGAACCTCGACAATATCATACTCCTTACATAACTTTGCTACCAGCTCACGCAAACTAGCTTTTTGAGCCGGAGTACGTGTATCAGCAGGCTTTCCAGATGCGTCCAAGCCTCCGATATAACAGATGCCAACACTATGCTTATTATACGAAGACTTTGAAAATCCTTTGGTATTACAATGCGCTCCGTCAATGCTTAACGGTCGCCCATTCTCAACCATTCCGTCAAGGTCAATAATGAAGTTATAACCGATTTGATTGAATCCCCGAGCCCGGTGCATCCGGTCAATATCTTTGGCTCGTAAATCCTGTCCGGCACGCGTGGCCGAACAATGGATGATAATTGCATCAATTTCCTTCATTTCTTCTCCTCCTTATTCTTTGTTATTGGGCCAATCTTTACCAAATTGACACGGAAAATGATAGCTATCAAAATGGCTGTTCCTAACCAATGCCAAGAATCTTGAAAAATAAACTCCAAAACTTCAATCATTTTGCACCTCCTTTTTGTAAGTAGTTCGTTAGATAAGGGATATTCTTTATAAACTCGACACTTAATACATAGTGCAAGAAAGCTACTACTTTGTAACCATTGCTAGAGCTAGGGAGAATTTCTTTGATATTCCTCAGAATATTTACCCCGTAGAAATAGAAAACGCTATACGTAATAAATGAGACACATTGAAGTGCACCTTCCGGATTTCCTTTGTGTTCACCAATAAAATAGATACAACTAACTAAGGTAAAGAAAATAGTTGCTTCTACGATGCATCTCCAAGCCTTTTTAAAAGAAAAGCTTTCATGATTGATTAGTAGGGCAGTAAGAAGCCCACAAATGAAGTTGAGGGCAAATACAGCAATAAGGCTTTTGATCTCCCCTGAGATAGGATTAAGATAAGCAGCTATACCGGTAATCAATCCAATAAGTAAGTTTTTGAAATAATCCATAATCATTTATCTAAAATATTAATACTTCATTTCAATACCTCACTACAATCATCAATAGCAGTCTGGAATACCTGTTTCACTTCCTCGGGAGTCAGCCCGTGATCCTCGTGTAGAGAAAAACCAGTCACCCCGTTTTTCGATATATTAAAGAATCCGACAACTGTTTCATCATTAGAAATTTCAGCTGTAACATCTTTTACCGCCTCAGTGCCGCGAGTTGACATCCTGTACTTGATCTTGATATCTGCAGTAACCTTTGATACTGCTGTACTGTTAGTTGCTTTAATATTCATTCTTTACCTCCTTTTTCTATTAAGTCATAAATCTGTCCATAAACGCCAGCGGTGAAAAACTCTGCACAAATCTCCTTTAGGAGAGTAGCATCGTCTGTTTCAATATCAAGCACACCTCGATTGTTAATAATCTGCTGCAGCATTTTATAAGCACGTAATTTTTTAGCCATATCCATACCTAGTTGAGCATTCATGCCGGTAGCATACAAGGCTTCTGAGATCATATCACGAAGAGATTTCTTCCTCTCCTTACCATCGACTAATTCAACTGCTTCCTGACCTTTGTGATCAAGTAAGTTCCGGTTTAAATTTACTTTCATAATTATACTTTCAAAATTAATATTGTGAACACTCTACAATCATTCCTTTTATAATGTGAATCTTCATGTTTTTAGAAGCAATACCTTCTAACTGATTATTTTTAAGTCCATAAAGCCATGCATCAGATACGACTGAAACAGAATTTCCACTATTGTCTTGAGGAAAAAAGCCCCTGGCGGAAACATCACCTAATACAGTAACATTACCATCGAAAAAACCTGCGTAAACGTAGTTTGATGGATAAGTCGGATTTGTCTTTGATGAACCATATATCGCTGCACTACCACCTGCATTTGCTCCGATTGCTGCTACTCCAAAGCGCCCATCTGTGGCAGGATTGAAGGTCACATTAACAACACCCTCCTTAGATGTTCCGGACCCTAATTTTAAGCTACGTGACGTCCCACCGAAATAATCGGAACGTGTCCAAATAAGACGTCCTTTTTCAATAGTAAATCCACCGACAAATCCAACCTCAGCATCAATTCGTCGTACTTTAATCAAGTCAGTATTAAGATAACCTCCTATGATAATAGTACTACCGAGCTGCGCAGCTTCAACGGCATCTTTAAAAGCCAATCCGCCTAAACCGTCTCTGTCTACTTTAGAATTAATCACCGTCTGCAGATCACTATGAAGCGCAGTAATAGTAACAGCACCTTCCAGATTGATCTTAGATGAATGGATTGTTGTTGCTTCGCCCGCCTGGTTGATATAAGATATAAGCGTATTACCATTTTCCAGCTCTTTAGAAGCGTATATCTTGTTACCGTCTGCCGTGGTAATCCATCCGGCTGTATCAATACGTTGTGTAATGCTATCTACACGTGTTACTTGTGCGGATATTCTATCGCTCAGTATATCTAATTCTGCCTTATTATTGTCGGCGAACTGTTTGAGCGCATCCTGTATTGATTGATTAGCTGCTTCGACGGCTGTATTGAAACTGGCTAAAGTTGAGTTAAAGAGAGCGAATTTATCATCAACGTTTTTTTTCTCCGCAGTAGTGGTCTGCCCGTCAGCAATAGCAACGTTGATTGCTGCGAGGAGATTGTCGATAGCGCCAAAGAGAGAGATTTTAGCATTGAGTAGGTTAGTCTTAGCAACGCCAACTAAGTATGTATTCACGTACAGCTTATTATATGTAGCTTCTACAGAGGCTTTCGTATTTTTGACTGTATTGATATATTTTTCAATAGCTTTAGTTTCTGCTTCTGATATAATACCGTCGGCAAACGCACCGTCTACATATTTATGTAAATCACTAATATCATCGTTTACTTTTTCTGCGGCTTTTGTGGCATCTGCCGCATCCTTTAACGCTTCCAGTGCTTTTTTCATTGCATCATCGGCGAAAGACTTTAACTTGTCCTGTATGGACTTATTAGCTTCTTCGACAGCAGTATTAAAGTCAGCATAAGCACTGTTGAAGCCTGCAAACTGTGTATCAACAGCCTGTTTTTCATCTGGAGTAGTAAGTTTGTCTGCAATGGCAGTATTTATTGCATTTATCAATCTTTCTATGGCCCCCATCAGCGTAATCTTTGCATTAAGCAGGTTTGTTTTTGCGACTCCGGTTAAGTATGTATTTGCATATAGTTTGTTGTATGTCGCTTCTACGGCTGGTTTCGCATTGTTAACTGTGTTGATATACTTTTCGATAGCTTTAGCTTCCGCCTCAGTGATAATGCCGTCAGCAAATGCACCGTCGATATAGTCATGCAGACCTCCCACAGCATCGTTTGCATCAGCTGCAGACTTCTGAATAGAATCAATCAGATCACTAACTTCAAGCCATTCCTCCAAATTTTCTAATCCGGAGGATCCTGCCTTAATTTGAATATTTCCACCTATTTCACTTTTAACTAGGTCAAAGTAAGTTTTTCCATCCGGAGAGATGATTCGTTCTGTTGTTACGCGGCCCGGCAGAACTTCTGTGAATCCATACAACTCAACGAAGCTGCGCTCACCTTCATACTCACTGTTTAGGATGCCGGTTAGTAGGTGATAATATCCTGCTATCTGTTCCATTTTGATAGCTGTTTCACTGAGAAGGAATGTGCCGGTCTGATTTTCCTTGCTGCATACAGCATACAGATAATATTTCTTCTCTGGGGCAATAAGCGCCGGAGAATTATATTCAGCCATATCCCAAAACTTGTATTCGCTAGCTTTGTGTTCAGACGACACAGTTTTTATCCCTAGCGTCATGTGTTGGATGATGCCGGCAGGCGAATGTAGCACCTTTGTATTGATATTGTAAGTAATGTTATGAGATACTTGTACCGGGACCGCTTTTGATCTGACAAAGCGGAACTGCAAACTTTCATCACCTACGAGTAACTGCATCGTCTGTATAGTGATGGGATTGATTGAGCCGGAGAAGTTCAATAAAGCATTTTCAAGCATGGACATAGTTTCCTTTGCATCACGAAAACGGCGCTTGGTAAATCGCAAAGAATCTTTATACTTGATATCTACGTCTACTTCATTTGTCTCGATCTTATCTAATTCGCTGGTTACGGAAGTACCAACTGGATCATTTGATAATTCTATTTCCGGAGAATAAGGGTTATTCACATAACGTTTAATTCCTATCATGCGAATAAGTGAACCTTCTGGATGAAACTGGGTATCGGAGAAATCTACATAACCACCCAGCACAATCTTGCCGCCTATTTCTAGCCAACGCTTCTTTGCCCAGATACCGTCCAATGTTCCGGTAAATACGAATGATTTATCTTCATGCTCAAAGAGGTATTTAGCAGCTTCCTTAAACACTTCCCAGCTAGCACCTGTCTGCTCTTCATCATTACAGATATATGAGTTCGGTAGCTGGATACCGAATACTGCGTAGGTATCGCCTGTCTTAGGATGCCAGACATCAGGTTCCGGCATAGTGATACCATCGATCTCCTGTGGAACTATTTCAAAACGTCTACCTGCTTTCTCTATTTCTCCATTCTCTTTAAGAATGGGCTCATGGATATACTTGACTTCAAACTCTTTGCCTGTAAGTGTACCTGTTTGGAAGATGACGGTCATGGTCTCTCCGGCTATCAGACATTTCTTAAAATCAAGATCGTTAGGTATATCGCTATCTACAAAATCATAGAAGTTAGTCTCCTTATTAACCTCGATAACAGAGCTAACAGTTCCAATACGAGAAGGATAGATTGCAGTGCAGTCTAGACTATCCTCTTTACCTGTAACTAAGCTTTTGTCAGCACGCATGACACTGGTTCCGTCTGCATCAGTTATATACCTTCTACCTTCATAATGAAGGGTCTTAGATTTGGGCAGTAACAGATATTTAGCTCCGTATGTCGAGTAGTTGATATTTCGATCAGAAGTTTCTACTAGGACAATTTCGGGCGGTATATCTCCGGATTCCCGACCAACACCAACCTTGAAACCATGGCCTTTACCATAAGACAGCTTCAAAGGATTATTCTTGTTATATTCAACTTTACGAAGGTGAACCGTCTTTCCAGTAATCTGCCATTCCGTTTCATACGTATCTGCAAGTTGATTAAGTGCATCAAGAATATATGTGTGATTATAGTTGATAACTTTATCCGTTCCTTCGATGCAATCACCGACTTTCCAGCCCATATCACGACGATTTAGGTTCTCGACGAGTAATCGTAGGTGCTCATGTGCTTTAGCTGTATATGCGAATTTGATACTGTTATCTGCAATGTGACGAACTTTCCACATCATAGCATCCGCTTTAGCAGTTTCAAGTATAAGCGTATATTCAAAGTTACGCTCACCTTTCTTTTTGAAATTACTATCTTTTTTGAGAGAATAACGCTTTCCGTAAAAGTCGCACCAAGTTCCGACCGGTATTTCTAAGTATCCCGGATAGGAAAAATACAAATTAAGTGTATCTTCCGCCATGATTGCTTCGTAAGAGTAACTTTCGTCCTTTACATCGAGCTTTATTTCCTTATTACCACTATATAAAATTATCATATCATCTGATTAGAATTATAATTATAATCTAAAATATAATCAGGTATGTGTTTTTAATGCTATTCAAATAATAGTTTTTCCGGATAACCTACTGTGTAATCATACTCTTCAATCTGCGACACGATATACATCTTTTTTATAGCTGCAAGATGCAGTTGTGTCACATTATAGCAGTCGAGGGCATATAATTCTAGAGAATTTAACATTGCTAATGCGTTAAGAATAGGAATAGTATACTTCACACCATCGAACCACAACACTGTTTCGGTCCTTCCCATGTCTTGTTCTATTGAAATGGAGTTCTTCAAACCAACTCGAGTATCCTTATCAAGCCACATTTCTTTCCCACTCAAAGTAAACGAATTAACCGCCTTTGACTTGTCATACAGCAAGATACGATTTACCTTCATTTCTTTTATTTCATCAATAGAATACTCATGCTCTACCAAAATGGGAACACCATTATCACCTTCGTAAATTTCTTTTCCTTCAGACTGACCTTCTAACAAATCATTGTAATAGTCGTCCTCAATTTCTACCGAACCCTCAATTGGTTCATCGTAAAATCCTTGTTTCCAGTATTTCATAATACATTCATTTAGTTATTTGTTTATATAAAATTAGTTCTCTTGGTACTACGTACGCAAAATCTGACTTTTCAAATGTTGGAACTAAGTCACTTGGACAAAACGGTTATTATAAGTTTCCTGACGGCCTAATGATTCAATGGGGAAAAAAGACGAGTGGCACTTACTCTGGAACAATATATTTCCCCTCTTCATTCTATGACACAAATTATTCTCTGCACTTGACTTGTAATAATGGAAATACAGGTAACGATTCATCATGGATATCCAATTACACCTCTGTTTCAACTAGTTATTTTGGATATAATAATAAATATCAGCAAGCTGCCAATGCAGGTTCTAATACAGCCTCTTTCTATTGGTTTGCTATTGGTCGCTGGAAGTAATCTTATTTCCAACGGCCTATAGCAAACCAATAGAAAGCTATACTAAACCCTCCAGCATCGGAATCATTATTATGGTAAACGGAATCCATAACAAAGTAAGAAGCATATTTGCTATATACATCGAAAGAATACATATAATTACTATGCACGAGCCGAGTTCCAGTTAGTTGAATAGTGTAATTACTATCATAAAAGGTCGTATTAAGATACACGGTTTTACCTATCCCGGAAGTACTTGAGTGCCCCCATTGAATAAGCAGACCATCATCATATTTACGATAACCGTTTTGTCCAAGTGATTTAACTCCAATATTAGAGAAATCTTTCAAAGCGTACGTAGTTCCAAGAGAACTTAGTGCGTTCTTTTCCGCATCCGTCATAAACTTCTTATTTGTCACTTCTGTTATGTCTGAAGCAGAATGTGAATGTGATGCAGCAGCATAACTTCCCTTAGGCTGATAAGTTGAGTCATGATTATGATTCCCTTCAGCTTTACCATTCCATGTACTTTTTTCCGTATCAGTAACAAAGCGGTGAGTAGCATCCGGAGTCACTTCAGTGGCAACATGGCTATGTGATGAAGGAGCATAGCTACCAACAGGTTGATATACTCCGGAATGATTGTGATTCCCTGCAGCCTTGCTATTCCATGTGCTTTTTTCAGAGTCAGATACGAATCTATGCGTTGAATCAGGCGTAATATCAGCTGCTGCATGAGTATGTGATGCGTCAGCATAATTACCGAGTGGCTGATAATCTGCATCGTGGTTATGATTAGAAGGAGAGGCTCCGACTTCGCTTGCCGTATAAGTAGGTTTCTTCGTGGCTTTCGCCCAAGCGGGCACGTCGCTTGCCGGCATTGAAGTTGGGAAATCGCTAATATCCGCTTTCTTATGTGAGTGAGCTAATGGAGTTCTTGCATTGCTTAAGCGGGCATCGTTACCTTCACACACGGTTCCGGCAGCCGTACCGAAATCTTTATTAAAAGCCGTTTTTTTAGTAAATACAGGTTCATAGGTACCCGCATGATTATGGTTCGACGGTGATGCACCAACTTCGCTTGCCGTATAGGACGGCTTATTCACTTCCTTCGCCCAAACGGGCACATCGCTAGCGGGCATTGAAGTAGGAAAATCACTGATCTCAGACTTCTTGTGAGTATGCGCTTTAGGTGTACGGGCGTCACTTAGTCGACTATCATTTCCTTGGCAAACAGTTCCGGAAGTTGTGCCAAAGTTCTTATTGAAAGCTGTATTTTTTGAGAATACAGGTTCGTATACTCCTGCATGGTTATGTGTATCCAAAGCTGCTTTCAAAACCTTCCCTTGTTCGGCAGAAAGGACCTTGCCAGTACCACCACTTGTTAGGTTGTTGACAATATCGGAAACGTTGATTTTCTTCCCTAACTCTGTTGCCATGGTAGCGGCGAAGTTCGGATCATTATTAAGGGCATTAGCCAATTCAATAAGCGTGTCGAGGGCTTCCGGTGCTCCAGCTACAAGTGCATCCACTGCAGCTTTTACTTTAGCATCAACTCCAGAAACTGCGTTATTGGCGGCCTGTGCTGCCGCATTTGCACTATCTGTGGCAGCTTTAGCAAGAGCTGTTTGCGCTACTGATGCGTTTTTGGCTGTATTAGCATCATCAGTAGCTTTTTTCGCTAAAGCTGTTTGGGCTTCCGATGCAACTTTGGCAGCGTTAGCCTCTTCTGTAGCTTGTTGGGTTTCTTCTTTGGCAGCATTAATACTTATAATTGCTGCGTTAGCGTCATTAGTAGCTTTCTTTGCAAGAGCTGTCTGTTCAACTGATGCGTTTTTGGCAGCATTTGCATCATTCGTAGCTTTTTTTACAAGTTCTAGTTGTGCGTTAGCATCTTCTGTAGCAGATGTCATTTCTTGTATAATACCGCTATACTCAGACTTACGTTGGGTTTCGGCTTCTACACGTTCTGTTTCAGCAGAAACACGCCTAGTCTCATTTGAGGAACGAGTATCTTCCGCAGCCTTGCGGCTATCTTCATCCTGCTTTCTTTTATTTTCTTCTGATACCCGGGACGTTTCGGCTGATTTACGGTCAATTTCAGCGGACTTTCTTTTGTTTTCTTCTGATACTCGGGCTGTCTCCGCTGATTTACGGTCTGTTTCAGCAGATACGCGTTCAGATTCGACAGTAACGCGATTATCTTCGGCTGTCATTCGTGCAGTTTCATTTGCTTCTCTCGTGGATTCGGCTTCTTTTCGTTCATCTTCGGCTGTTATGCGATCTGTTTCAGCTGTAGAACGTGTTGTTTCAGCTACTTTTCGTTTGTCTTCTTCCTTCACACGTTCCGATTCTGCAGAAGAACGTCCTGTTTCAGCGGTCTTACGTGCATCTTCATTACTTATACGTGCTTGTTCATCTGATACTCGTTTATTTTCTGTTTCAATGCGGCTAAGTTCTGCAGATACACGTTGCCCTTCAGCGGTCGCGCGAGCTGCTTCCTCTGCTTTACGGGTATTCTCATTTATGATACGTACAGATTCTGCAGCTGACCGGGCTTGTTCTTCACTTGAACGATTTCTTTCAGCGTTGATACGAGTAGCTTCATTGCGTTGTCGAGTATCTTCATTCACTTCTATTTGGGTTCGGGAATCATCAGCCGCCTTTGCTGCGTCATTGGCCTTCTTTGTTGCTGCAACTACGTCATCATAGGCTTTCTTTATGAATTCAAGACTAACTTTTACACTTGTTTGTACGCCATTCACCATTTTAACGCCAATAGTGTACAATCCTACCATGCTATCAGCAAGCGTTAATTCGCTGATTTTTTTCTTTTTAATTGGCATAATTTTTTAAGTCAATATAAAATATTCCATCTTCTGTTATGATAAATTCTTCTGCTTCGGAAGCAAGCAGGAAGTCTGTTTCTCCAATCCGGAAACTAGTAAATACAAGTTTCAAGGTAAATTCCCACCATACCCCATTATTAAGAAGAAAATTGTTTGTCTGGCAACTCTTATAATAGCAAGGGTAGCTTTCACTCCACTCATCACAATAAAATATACGTTCAGCATCAGAATACTCATATCCTTCATCATCGACCTTAGCAGACAGTTTTGTAAGATCATAGAGTAGGGTATCGCGATTTCGCCAGAACGCTTCAATCGTCCCGGCCCGCATCAGGCATTTGAGAGATACTTCTTTGGTTTGGAATTTCACAACTTCACCGTCATAGATTGCTCCATCTTGACGTTTGAAATTCTGCAGTAGGTTCTTTTTTACTGCCGGAGTTTTCAGTATTTCTGCTGTACTGCCTTTCAATACTACTACACCATAGTCGGTCAGATCTTTACCGTCAAGCTCATAGCCCTTTGGAAATGGGAGGTCACTATCGTTAATAGGTTCTTGATACTCATAGTTGGCTTCACGGGGAAAGTCATTTGTAAGAGTGAACTTAGAAATTTCAAGGCCCGTATTGATTACATAACTGTTTTGAGAAGACAAACGTAGGGTATATGTTCTGTCAATGAGTGGAAAACGAAATTCATGATAGCTCAGGTCCGAGAGCTTATCAATTAGTCCGCCAATACCCATACTGCCCATATATGCAAATTCAATGCTTATATCACTTGTGTTTAGGGCAATATTAGAAAGGTCAAATTCTTGTCCATCTTCTTCCGGCCAGTCGTTTTTTTCCAATTCTTTGATAGCAGGGAAGGCTACAAGATTATTGTAGCTTCCCTTTGTAACGCATATCCCTAAACTGGTATAGGCGTCTATTCCGTCTAAGTAAAATTGTCCTGTCATCGCTTCAATGTTATGCCTTTAGTGTTCAATGTGTCAATCCCCATTCTGATAGATTCTATAGCCTTCTCAATAGCTTCAAGGCGTGCCGTATGACTACTTATGTCTGACAGGTAAGTAATGACAAGATCGCTATGTTTTACCATTTCACCTATATTCTTGTCCATGTTGGATAGGTATACAAGCTTCTCAATGATCTTATCTGTACTCAATTGTATTTGCTTAACTCCTTCGTTTATTGAGTATGTGTGAGAAGTCATAACAGCAAATGCACCATCCAGTTTATCTGCAGAGTCCTGCGACATGGAGGCAAAACCTTTCTTTGATGCTTCACGTTCATCGTCATCTTTGTTCCAGCCATACATTTCAGCCAACGCATCCCGTTTGGCTTTCATGTCATCGGAAATCTGCTGACCTTCAGCTTTTAAAGCATTATATTCTTCTTCGGTTACTCCATCATCCATAGCTTTGTAAAACTTCTCTCTCCAAGCTGTTAGTCGGCTCATATAGTCCTCTTTGAGCATTGAGTTTAGAATAGCATTTCTCATGTATTCTTCAAAGTTATCTGCGAAATCAGCACTATCGGCATCCATATCTGTAAGCAGATCCTGAAAGTCTGAACGAAGTCCGTCTATATCAATGAGAGTAGCATCGGTGATCTTCTGCTCGACAACCTCTGCAACCTGGGTAACACCATCCACTATCTGATCCGCGAATTTTTGAGTGTCAGAGTCAAGTTGTGACCAGAAGATCCCAGCATTTTCTTGAAGTTTTGTAAGTTGTTCATCTGTCAAATCAAACAGACCGGCCATGCGTCCGCCCATTTTGTCTTTAAATTCATCGACGCTCATACCTAGCGTATCTGCCGCTTGCTTCCACCCCTCCATGGACATATCTTCCACTTCAGTATATCCCTTTGAATGTGACTTGCCGGATGCACCAGAGTTCAAGTATTGTTTACCTAAAACACGTGCATTCTCATTCTGTAGCCTTATCATTTCAAGGGCCTTATCATAAGCAGCATTCGCATTATCTCCTGTAAGAGTTTCAGCCAATTCCAGTTGCTTTTCTATCACTCTATCAAGAATGTTGATATAAGATTCATAAGCTTCTTTGGCTTTCTCATACTTTTCTGTTGTGTCGTCTTTGCCGAACAGGTCGAAGATTTTCATTGCTATCTGCATAGCTGCACCGATGATGGCGAGAATGACAGATGCTTTTTCAACCGCTTTGATTGCAGTTGATGCCGTTGTTGATGCCGTTTCTACGCCATTCATCGCTGTCATGGCGAAGGTGCCGATATTGCCAATGATACTTATAATTTCACCGGCTTGTCCGCCGATAGCTGAACCTAGATCTTTTAAAGCGTCACCGAGTTCTCCGATAACGCTTGCCACTTTCCTTTCAGCAGCTTGTACCTTTGCACTGGCTTTCGTCGTTTTGTCTTTTGCTTCATTGTAGTTATCCGTTTTCTCCTTCACCTTATCCAACGCCTGCGCCTCGGTTAGATAAGCTTTAGTTGAATCGATCTTTCCGGTCTTGGGATTATACTTAGAAGACTTGACACCGTTCTCAATCATAGCACCGCCTTTCACTGCTTCCGCCTGGGTCCGGGCATTCTCTAACTCAATTTGCGCTTTAGCTAGTTCTTCCTCCGCTTCTGCCAGTTCCTTCTTCTTGTCAGATAATGATTGAAACGGATTACGTGAATCCAGTTCATCCATGATTGATTGAATAGTGCTGGTATATTCACGAAGTTGGTCCGGAGATAATACCTTAGCTGCTGTCCCTTTTGCATTCTCTAGTTGAGAAAGAAGAGAATTAAGAGTTTCAGAAGATGTTTCTTTCAAATTCTCAAAGGCACGAACGTATTCCGGAGATTCTTTCAGCTTATTATAGTCCATATTCATAAGTTCCATACCCTTATCTTTTGTAGCTTGGGTGATGGAACGATCAATCTGTTCTACCTGTTCTGTATTTCCGTCCTTTTCTGCTTGTTTGCGCTGTTCTTGAAGAGTAGCAATATCTTCGTTGAACTTTCGTTCAATCGCAAGCCGTTGATCTGTATAGTCCTGATACTGATTCAACAAATCAGATAGATCATCTCCACGATTGTACTTTGTATCAGCAGTCGCAGCGGCTTCCTTTGCAACGTTGTCGAACATGGCAAACAGTTTCTTCGTTGACTCAGAATTGATGAAAGCACTTGTATTAAAAGTCTTCTTCTTGTTTTCCGGATTAGCTTCAAAAGCAGAACGAGCATCTTCAATCACTTTTAGTTTCTTGTCTTCTGCTTCACGCTCGATAGCCTGCAATTCTAGTTTGTGATTAAGCTCCCTTTGTCTGAGGACTTTTTCACTACTCTCTTTGAGTTTGTTTATTTCAAGTTGTTCGAGTTCATTTGCTGAATCTTCTTTTATTCGTTCCTGTTCAAACTTTTGTTTCTCTAACAGGAGTTTATATTTTTCTTGTTCTTCACGTAATTTTTGTGCCTTATCATCCTGTTTGGAAAATGAATCATAAACTTTTAATTCTTTCTCTGCTTCTTTTAGTTTTTTGATATTTTCTTTGTAAGCAGTAATGACAGTAGCATCAATCCCTTTGAAATTTCCAGCATCCATCAATTTTTTTTGTGCCGAAGCGATTGAATCTAGTGCTTTTGTAGCATCGTCTTTCTGCTTCGTCCAAAAAGCCTTATTCTGAATTTTGGCTTTCTCTTCTTCTTTCTTTTGTTCTTCTTTTGCTTTTCTTTGAATTTCATTTATTTTGTCTACTTCTTCTTTGGCAAGACGGGCAGACTCTGCTGCTTCATTCTTTTTTTTAGCTAATCGACCAATTCTAATACTTAATCCAGAATCTTCGATACCATTCTTTTGGTTTTCTTCAGCTTCATTTATTGCTTTTTGCCATTCAGTTGTAGCTGCATCAAGTTCCTCTTGTTTCATTACAGCTCTAACTTTTACTCCCATGATATATTGCTCATTTTTATCCTTGTTGAATAATTTTAGGATATCGTTGAGTTCCATTGTTTTGAGCTTTTCTAAATCAATGTTTTTCAAAACATTGGGCATTATAGCTTGAAGTTGTTTATATGCATCTAATTTATCAAATTGGCTAGCTGCTTCATCTTTAATAACATTGACAAGGCTTTCTGCTTTATTTTTCAAGTCATCAAAATGTTTCTTTTGTGCTTCCATAGCAGCATTATGTTTTCTCATAGCCTTCTCTGAGACGTTTTCCGCAGTTGCGCATCTGTAAATGGCATATCCAAGTCCTGCGAATGCAGCAGCTGCTAATACATAAGGATTAGTTAGCATAGCTGCAACATTTTTCAACTGTGCAATGGTTTGAGCTTTTATTGCTCCTGTTAATAAAATACGGGCAGATGTACTTTTAGCAATCATGGTAGCCTCAATGGCATACATACCTTTGGTTAATACAAGGTTGGCCGCCTCAATAGCACGCTGTCGATTTACAATTGCTGTTACCGTTGCATATACTTGTTTGGCAGTACTTACAGCAAGAATACTTCCTTTGTATCCTGCAAGGGCAGTCGTAACGACGACTATTAAGGCACCTATATCTTTCAATGCCTCTTGAACACTGCCATCTTTAAAGGCTTCGTTCATAGATTGTGCTGCGGCAGATATTTCTTTTAAGATTTCCTGTCCTAACGGGCGAAGGGTGGCCGTTATGTTATTCCCCAGTAGCTTCATTTGATTATCAGCAGAAGAAGCCATTTCTTTAAAAGCTGCTTCTGCTGCGCCTGTGGCATTTTGCATTTCTTCCAAATGTCCGGCAGCCTCTTTGACGTTAATTCCTGTCAATCCAAGAACTGCATTGACCGCCTCGATTTCTGGAACTAATCTACGAAGTTCTGCTTCCGAGCCTCCTGCCTGTCTAGCAACTTCTGCTAGCGCCTCTTGATAGGTCCTGTTATCAAATGCGCCATCACCAAGCACCTTGGATACTGCAATAATGGAAGCACGTATTTGAGTCATTGCTTGCGCTGTAGGCGTACCTTGTTTGGTTAGGGTAGCAACAGCGGCTAAGACCTGATCTACTTCCACACCATAGGCGGCAGCAACAGGCGCAACTTGCGCAATACTTTTGCCTAACTCTCCAAATGAGGTCTTACCCAGCCGGACGGTAGTAAATAGTTGATCTGATATTTTCTCAGCTTCTGAAACATCAAGCTTATAGGCATTCAATAGGGTAGTGATACCGTCTGCTGCCGTAGCCGTATCGGTAACTCCACCGATAGCAGCTTTAGCCGATACTTCCAGAACCTTCATACCATCCGCACCATCATGGCCGGCAGATACAATCTGATACAATGCTTTAGCCGCATCATTCGCAAGTACTGGAACCTCGCGGGTCAGTTCTACGACTTGATTCATATAATCGGTTAGACTGCCCTTTATTCCGCTTGAAAGGGTAGCAACTTCTTTCATACTTTGCTGGAACTGCTTTTCAAAGTCGTATGCACCTTTGGCGGCCTGGGCAAATGCAATGCCCGCACTAATACCAATCCCTCCGAAAACATCAAAAGAAGTGATCTCACCGGCCATCGCCTTGATGATCCCCATTGCCTCCTGACGTCCTGAATATAACCCCGAGTTATCTATTCCTGTAGCGAAATACAACGCTCCGTCTTTATTTTGAATACCCATAGCATTTATTCTTAAAATATAAAGAGAAGCTAAAATTTGGCTATTTCGAGAAGAATAAGCATCTTTGCAATGTTCTTCGACCAAGGAACAATTTTTATATTAACATGTTGGGGAGTTGATAAGCCTGCAAATCAAAAGATAGGCTATCAATTCCCTTTGCTACATAGTCCCAACATGTTGTGTAAAGATTATGTTCCTTGGTCGGAATAAAAGGGGAAAGATAGCCTTTTCTTATAATATATAAACCAAACATTCATTAGCACCATGACCAAGGAAAATGAACGAAAAAACGGAGTGAATAGCGTTCTCCGGAAGAAAGAACTACAGGAAGCTTTTCAAAGAGGCCTAAGCCTCGGACTCAAAAAAGGAAGAATTGAAGGGATGATCACTTACCAATCCCGTGTTATCCAAAATTTGGAAAGGGATAATGTCGAAATAACAAAGATGATGGATAGCGTAGATGCTGAGATAAAAAGGGGATATTAAAAAATCCCCTATATCTTCACAGATACAAGGGACCACAATACTCTAAACCAATTTAATAAAAAAACAGTTAACCTAATATATAAACACAACAGCAAATTACCTTAACCCTTGACCTTACCGGCTATATCGTTATACTTCTTTATCCTGATCGTCTTACTAGGATCATCAAAAGAGGGTAGTTCTACCCATTCATAATCTCTACCTTCAACTTTACCGTCTTCATCAGTAATCTTATTACGCTCTCTCATTACAAATGAGTACTCCTGCAGTAATGTCTCTATCAATCCATAGCTACTATCCAACGTCTGGTTAAACGTTAATCCTAGAGCTTCTTTTACAATCACTAGGAATCTGCTTTGGTTGCATCCTTCCAACTTTGCAAATTCTTCTGAGCGGCTATTATCTCCGTCTCTCGTAGCGGGCTCACGTTCCGAAGCATCGTGATAGAGGTGCAAAAAGGGTGATACCCTATGCGATATATAATTGCATTAAACAGGATCCGTATATCCTCCCATGTCGTATTGTCTGCGAGAGCGTTCTTGAACCATTCCGGAGGATCACTAGGCTTATTGTGAATCCCGAGGCAGACGATGTCAAAAAGCAATCCTCCGTATTTATTCATCAGTTCCGGAAAGTCTGCATTGAGTTCTCCGTCCTTCACAATCATCTTATCAAGATCTTCTTTCTCGACTTCAAGAAGGAAAGGGCGTATCCGAAACCATGTCCGAACGGTGACAGGCTTTATAACTATGCAATTGCCGGGGTCCTTTCCTTTAGGAATAGAATCCCGGTTAGTAAATTCGAATGGAATTTTGACAGCCTGATCCGTAACGGATTCAGACTCTTGCTGAAATAAATTCTTTATACTCATAATTTCATCAAGGAGCCTAGCCCGTTGTACTTCCGGGCAATACTTCCGGTTATTTGCAACTAACCTTCAATACTTTCAGCTCCATCCTTCAATAGTTTGTTCCTGTAGGCGGAATCGAACCGCCGGTCTCTACATAATCAATGTAGCGCTCTAACCAACTGAGCTATACAGAACCGTTATTTATTTTTTCGCACCACTTGGAGCAGCTTCTCCGCCTTCGACATTCGCAGCATTCGCTGGGGCTTCTCCGCCTCCGGCAATAGTAACTACTTCGCGCATGAAAGCAGTCTGTCTCTTACCGTCTGCAGTAACAGCAGCTTGCATATATACACGAACAAGCAACAACTCTGCTTGCTCTGATCCGGGAGCCTGTGAAATCTTTGAGGCGATCTTGCCATTTACGATGGTATAAACGACCTTCTTACCGTCTTTAGGTAATGTTTCACACTGGAACGTTTTAGAGATAGAAGGAGTACTAAGAGGCTTTTTCCAGATATTTTTTCCTCCTGTTGTATCCACTTCACCGCCTGCTAGTTCTTTAAGAACCTCATTTGATGGAGTAGGGATGGAGAACTCGACATAATCTGTCGTATCTTTCACCAGTTCAACATAAAAAGGTTCTTCACTACCTTCTACTTCAATCTTCACTTCCTTTGGATCTGCAAAGTTAAATGCAACACTTCCTTTGGTCGGAAGGGGATAATCTTTGAGATCTGCACCGGGAACGCCGTCACCGACTGTTCCAAATTTAATTCCACCTACGCCCATAGCGATAGGTCTAACTTCTCCTGACATAATTATTGATCTATTAAAATTTCTAATCTGATATTTGTACAAGCAAAGCCTTCTTTCAGGTCCGGCATTGGAACGTTCCAGAGGACTGTTACTTCTTTACATGTACCGTCATTGCTATTGATTGAATCAAGCGATTTCCTAACTTTACGCTTTAATTCTTTCATTCGTTGACGTTTTAACATACCATTTTCATCACTCCAAGGAACAAAGATGTTGATATTAACAGGCACTTTATTGATGAAGTCGAGCTCATTCAATTGCAGATGATTGATAACGATGTGTTCATTAGTAAAGCCGGCTTCCGACTTATCCTTGTAAATCATAACATCGGTGCCCGCAGCGGCCACAGCATCATAAACTATATCTACAGCGTCGAATTCATCCATAATCAAATCTTGCTAAAAATTGACTTCAATGTATCTCTTAGATACTTCTCACATTGTGTATTAGCTCCTGAAACAACCTCATACCCTTTAGCTTCCACGGCTGCCGCATACTCCATTCCTGCAACACCAACCAACACATAACCGCCAGTATATGATAGTGAGACTTCTTCTGCAAGCCTGCGACCTTTGTACTTACCGGTTGTCTTATCAGTCCCTTTGTCACCTTCCTTAAAGTTTTCTGTAACCACTTCTCCGTCTTTGGCTATTATATATCCAATAGAGCTTCGAAGATTGCCCGTTTGGTCTTTATATGAACCACTCCGGCGGGCTACTTCGATAAACTTTTCACCTCCTGCCTGCAGGAATACAAGCATCTTATCTTCTGCTTTACTTTGAAAGCGATCAAACCATTTTTCCAATTCATCATAAGTGAATAGGGGAGTCATACCGTTTCTCATACGTTGATAATTGAATGTGATTGATAAAGTTCCCAACAGATAACAGGTACATCAATACCCTTTGATTCGACTTTCAAACGCAAAAACTTACTACCGGCCGGTGGCTGCATTTTGGTATAGAAATAGCCATGTACTTGCGCTTCATCACCAGCCGAATTACGTTTGAGAACGATTCTTCCATCGCTTACTGGGTCATAACGTCCGGAGACAGATATTTCAACTGGTATTCCCGGAACCAATTCACCGTCAACAACCTGCCCTTTAGCAGACATAGTGACTATCGCTGTATGTGGGTATCGTTTTACCATCTGCTACCTGCCCTTCCTTTGATAATGATTCGCTTGCCAAGTTTAGCCGCCTTCTCCGGCTCCCCGTTTTCTATATACAGCTGCTTTGCAGTCTGAATATAGAAAGAACGGGGATGAGTGATAGAAAGCTTGTTTTCACTGAAATCCGGTGAGTTTACCATCATGGCATACATATCAGCGACACAAAGACCGACCAGCTTCATGCTTTCAGTAGTACATTCTGCTTCGGGGGTGATACCCCGCTTAATGAAGACTACCTTATCCAAGAAGCCTTCCATATCCTCAATAGATGGATATTCTAGTATTGTTTCTCTGATTGTTGCCATAACTGTTTACTCTTCGTCTTCTGCTTCTAAGTTTTCTTTCTCAACTTCCTGACCCAAGAATTTAGCGGGGATATTGTCTGTTCCTTCTGTAGCTTCATCGGCTGCCCATGCTTTACCGTCAGCTTTCAGAATGTACATCGCTTCCGGATCATTAACTACCGGCCATGCGTTTGCTTCTCCTTTGGTCCATTCTTTAAATGGTTCTTCGGTTGACCATTTGGTAATCAGAACAAAATCTTTCTTTACCATCAATGCTTTCTTTCTCAGACTCTCAGAATCTTCTGCTGCAATTGGTCCGTGTTGGATATCACCTACACGCAAATCCTCTAAGAAACAAATACGTTTGCGAACCCACGGACAGATAGTAGTACGTTTGTGGTTCTTATCTTCGATACGGAGCGCCGGATTGATTGTGATAATCTGACATGGGTTTTCTTGTTCTGCAAGATATTCATTAATCACTTTTTTTGTGATAACGACCTTGGACGTTTGATTGATCCAGCCTTTAATCTTATCAATAGTTGCTTTCTGCTTTTTCAGCAAAGAGAACTCAGTAGTAAGCATAATAATATAGCGAAGAGACACACCTTCCTTGGCTGCATCGGCCAGTACATTTTCAATATCTTGAAGACCATCAGCAGTAGAAGCGGTAGCCCAATCTACGGAGGATACTTTTTTGTTGGCAGCAGGCATACCCACGCCGACAAATTCCGTAGTTACGATGCCGTTGTTATTAGAGGATGTCAAGTTGGTTCCGCCACGTGACATGTATTGCATACTAGCCCATTCCATACGTCCACGGACACCATTATGCACAAAATCGGTATCTTTGAAACCAAGATTTAATAGTTCCAATTGATCAGAATCGCCCTGGGCATCGCGTTGTAACTGCTTGTATTCTTGATATTCACTTTCAGTCATCGAGCGCTTAATAGCGGTCTTAGGAATATCACCAGACATTTTGCCGATCACTTCACGCGTTTTCTCCGGTGCAGATGCATCGAAAGAAATAACGTCAGCAATAACCGGAGCGCCTTTTTCACCAACCAATGTTTCCCACTTCAATGAAGTAACTCTCTTCACACCAAAGAAATTCGGGTAATACATCGGCTTCACATGACGGGAGTTGAGACGTGCCGCCATGTTTTTCTTGTTAATTTGCTTGATTAAGCTTCTTTCCATAATGATTTATGAATTAATAGATTATACAAAACGAATGAGAGGCATAAGCTTCTTCAAATCAGCATCAAGAGGGAATGGCATATTTCGTTCCTCAATAGTACCTCTTACCATCAATCCGCAAGATTGATTAGCAACAGTCAGATCAACTTTAGCCATCGTAATCACCACCTCGGATGTTTCTACTGTAGCCTCGGCAGAACCTGCATCAGCTTTTGATTTTACAGCGACCAATACCATATCTTTGGCCATCGCACCAATGGCAGCCGCCAGCGTAATAGAGTCATAAGCAGCATTACTCTTGTCGATAGCGGTAATTTTATCGGATGCTCCATCAAATTTTCCACCGACAGTCACGAAATCACCAATTGCAAACAGATGATTTTTAGCTACCTTGATGATTTTTCCTGCTGTTTCTACAGCCTCCAGCACTTTTGCTGTCTTGATGATATGCCAACCACCGTTTTCATCGCGTCCTGCGATGCAGTAAGGTGGCAACTCATCTAATGGCTGTCCGTCAAACAGGGCCTTTCTCAAATCAGCACGGGCAATAGTGCCACCGCCGACAACATCCTCCAACATCTTAATGATGGCGGGATGGTACTGAAATTCTTTTTCTTTTTTTAAATACATGATACAATAAAATTTAGTTATTACTCAATACCAAGACTAGCGACACCACTGGATTCACCAGCTTCTTCTTTATTCATGATATCCAGCCACTCTTTTTCACTACGGTCTTTTACCTGTGATTGTGGGGTGTAGTTACCATTTTCGATTTCATCTGTCACAGCGGACTGGCGAATTTCAGCATACTCTTCTGCCAATTCCTTAATCTGATCTTCGACAGATATTTCAGAATTTACGTCGATACGCTTGAACCACTTTTCTGGTAATTTTGCGTTATCAAAGAGAACCTTAGCTGAAGCCTGTTTGCTGGATGTTGTAATATTCCCAGTTAAGGTGGTAACGCTATTGGCTAACTCTGATATTTGTTTTTGTTGAGCCTTGAATAGTTTCATCAAAGAGGCGGGAACACCTTCGAGATCTTCTTCTTCATTTTCTTCATTCTCTTCTGATTCTGTCGTTTTCTTGGTCTTTTTAACTGGTTTGATTGGCTTACCGTCCTTCAGACCATTATTCTTCTCATATTCAGCGATAGCGTCCTTTTTCGCTTTTTCTACTGCGGATGTATCTTCAAGATCAGGAAGAATATTGTCTTTGAATAAGGCAACATAAGTAGCAATATCTTCTTCTTTTTCGATTTTGAAAAGTTTCTGAACCTTAGAGGCGTACTTTTCGTTTACACCTGCGGCTTTCAAGCCCTTCTTAATAGCATCAATGATTGTCATAACGATTTTCTATTAAAATATAAGGGGAGTAACTTTTTCCTTCCCTTATATTTTATTCCAGAATCAATGAGTATATTTGCAATATGGATAAGAAGAAAGAATATAAGGAGAAAGCTAAGATCCTCGCTCTACAGAATGGGTTCGATCAGGTTTCCTATTATGGAGAGTGGAAAGGCTACTTGGTATATACAGCATCCCGGAAAGAAGACAAGGAATGCTGCATTGGATATCCTCAATTTATTCTTGTGAAAGATGATGCTGCACATCTTGCACCATATACACAATCGCCGGATATAATGGGAATGGCTCCTATGCCCAAAGACTATACAAGTTCATTCTTATAACTTTCTCACTATTCTATCGATAATATCTGTGTTTACCAATAGATTGTCTACACGCAATACATTTACTCCATACTTAAGACTTATATCTTTGGATATAACTTTCCAATCGCCCAAACGACCGATTTGTGGATCATAAATACGGATTGAACCGTTTTCTAACCTATCAACAGTAATAATATGTCCACCTTTTCCGTCTTTCCACATAAAGTCAATGTGATACCTGCCGGCTTCTTTGGTTAACTCGTTCAATTCTTTATTCAATTGAGTGAGAGTCTTGCTTTTAATATCAAGTCCTGATACATATTGTCCACCTGCCTGTTTCTTCTCAGGTGTCTGCATTGTTTCCGGATCAATCCAGGCCCAGTTAGTTTTTCCAGAGAGTTCATAAGGAATGTTCCCTTCTTTTTTAAGGTTAGGTAGTGCTGTTACATCATATCCACGTCTTCTCAATTCATTAGCAACTACGCATGACTGACAGTTTACACTGAATTCTCTTCCTTCTCCATAACCGATGTTTCCTCTCAGTTCATTTGCTTCTTCGAAGGTCATATCTTCACCTCTCTTTATGCCGATTTTTTGCTCAATCTTACTCTGATTGAAGTTTCTTACAAACCGGTCGTCCCATCTTTTTTGAATATCATTTTTCTCAGCATCGGTCTTGATGCGCTTTGTTCTTGATACTTTTATGACTTCGGGTGTAGTAGGCTGGGGAGTTCTCTCTCTTTGCAAATCTCCTTCTTTGCTAAAGTTATCCTTATACCAAAAAGCGGATTGCACCCCATTTTTATTCTCGTCAACAAAATCCTTTGCTGTTTTGGGAATATCTGTTATAACCTGTTCTTGCGGAACTGTATCGTTTAGCAGGAAATCAGCAAAGTTGTCCGGTTCCATCGTGATCGGAGTAGCAAAACAGATACAGAAAGGATGAAAACCTATAAACTTGAACGTTTTCGGATATTTACCTACCATTGCATCACATATCTTGCATGGTCCGCGATTATTGGCCGAGCGATGTATCTCAATACCTAATATAAAATCCTGTTTACTCCAACGTTCATAGTCAGCGGTACGATAAGACATATTGGTAGATGTAGCTGTAAGACGTAATGCGTTCATCTTTGAACTACGATATATACCTTGTCCTGGGTGATAGTTCTTCATAGGTTGGGACATAACAAGTTTCCCTTCTTTATCCTTTACCCGGCGAAATCGTTTGTCCGGCTCATTTAGGATTTGCCTAAGATCTTGACTTATCCGTGAAGAACTTCTACCAACAGATAGACCTGTCTGTAAATAATACTCGAGTTGTGTTTTTGTCTGATCCGCAAGATTCCACACCATTGGAGACAGATTATTGCCGCGTACATCAACCCCTTTCCTAAGTTGAGAGAGTGCGTCTTTGTTTGTAGCAAACATTCCTTGCTTCCTTACAGAATCAATAGCCATGCCTTTGATGTATTCTGATATAAAATCCTCATTCTTCATTTCAGAGCGCTTCCATGCGTCTATGTTGAAGGCTGTAAGATTCGTGAGAAGAAGAGACTGTAACTTATCCAACTCCCGATCCACACATTTTTCGACAACTTGATTACGTAACCATACATTATCGCTACTACGATTTGCCCATTGTTGGAGAAATGGGGTAATAGACAGAATAAATCGATTAAAGATATTGGCCACTTCGCTTTGCTGAGCCAATATCTTTTGTATATGCTGCTTGTCGTAGAATGTTAGTCCTTTCATTGATATATCGGTCCTAGCGGATTGTTATTGACTGAAGCTGCTTGTTCTTCCTGTTTCATTTTCTCAATTTCCTCTTTTACATTCTGAGTATAAGGAGAACGTGCGGTAAGTGTTTCCTGGCTATTGATTGGTTTCCCACCTCCGGCTGTTGATAGATTCTGTAAGTCTTCTGCTAAATTCTTCGGGAGAATAGAGCCGAAAGACACCTCAAAATAATTATTCATTATAGCATTGGAATTTTTGATATGTGATATATTCGCCATGCCTGCTTGTACAATAGCCACACATCGTTGTACTACCGGTCCGAAGATTTCCATTTGTTCCGTAGCCTTAATTTTTGCATCAATGGTCATAAACTCACGGGAGACGCCTGATAGGTCACCTATGCCAATAAGATTGTCAAACGACAAATCAGGACATGATGCACCAGAGAATATTTCGTGGCGTTCATTACTAATCTCTTCCTTTTGTGAATCTATGGACTGTTGCCATGATAGGTATTCAGCATCACCATGATACGCAGTGCCGGTATCAGGGTCAACTTCCATAGAAAAGTTTAATTCTTTCCCTACTGTATCTTTTGATGGGAGATTCGACAAACCGAAAGATTTTAGCATTGGGTCGCCGAAGTAGTCGTTAGTATCTGACATTCTAGAGATCCGCATTTCATAATGGTCCATGAGTAAAGCGACATCTTCCCAGTCCGGTTGGTCTACCTCTGCATATACTACAGGGATTTTGCCGAATAGGTTATTATCTGACTTGATTTCCCACTGGCCCCCCTTATTTATAGCTGTGATAACTTTGTCTGAGGTGTATATTTTGACACACTCGTAGGTAGAGTAGTCAATCTTGGTTGTGAACTTATGAATGAAAGCATCCATATCATCATCATCGTCAAAATGTGGATAGAACTCATAAGTAACGTTATCATCCTTTGACAAAGAGAGTATCTTGGCTTTCAGTTCCGGGACTTTTTTCCCATTTACAACTTTGTTTACAGGGTAAAATACAATAGCGGCTTTTGTTTCTGACAACACCTTACGGGCAAAGCTCATAAGTACTGACTTCATTTTGAGTTTGCGGACAAATATCTTTTTGAAATCCTCCAAGCTTGCATCATCTGTATTATCTGCTGTGATGGTCATATCTCCGCCAAATAAAAAAGCTGCTGCTGTGCGAACAATCTTCTTTGGGATATTGGTCACTATTTTGGCAACAGGAACAGTTTTATCCTCTAATCGTTTAGGCTCCATTTTACCCGTTTGGGTATTCAATTCTTCTTCTGTTTCAGAATAGACAGCTACTGTCTTAGGTTCACGGAAACCAACGGATGTAGTGCGACGGTTACGCTTACCATTATACTCTTCTAAATATTCCCGTGGCTCACGATTTTCTATGGTGTCCACGCAAAGATCACTTACAATCCTTCCAAAGTCGTCTTGAACTAAAATTTCACTAATTGATGCCATATACTTTTCTCTTAAAATATATGGCAAACAGGATTTATCCACGTCCTACCTTACGAGTCGATGTTTTTTTTAATTTTAGACCAAGCGATTCTGCGAACTCTGCAAGTATTGTCATTCCGTCCGGTGCGTCGTCATGAGCGTTATCACCTTCACGCTTGTAACTGGTAAGCGCTTTCATGAAACGGCCGTAGTCTGATCCTTTAGTGTATTCTGATTCGTCTAAGAATACACAATGCTTCTTTATCCAGCCAGCCTTCATGATAATACGTGTTTCCTTGTGCTGGGTTGTTGGCCGGGCTTGTATAACACACGATTTCTTTTTAGCTGTAACAAGTTTGCGTACATTGATAGCAAATATACGCCCGCCATTGTTTGATTCAATGCGTAGCTGATCGCACTCTGTATCAATAACCATCTGTGCCAGGCGCGGTTCTGTAACTTCAACAGGATCCTTTGTGAAAAGAACATTCGTGATGAAGTATTTCGGTCCGAATACCTTTGCAAATGGTGCACAGAAATCATCATCGCCCTTATCAGCTGTATCACAAGCACCAAGTACACCATCAGGTTTCTTTCCTACAATATCAGCACTCTTGAAGCGCATGAGAGAGGATTTAGGGAATAGCAAACCTTTGGCTTCGAACGGTTCCTGCATATACTCGGCCATCCAGATACTTTCATCCGTTTCAGAACGTAGTTCCCGATAATACTCTGTTGTATGTACGTCAGCGCAGAACGTTTCATCGTTTTCATCTAGTGCAGCGATACGGATGATTTCATTATACTTGCCGGCTTCTTCTAAACGTCCAAGGACATCGCTAGAGGACCAGCGAGTACCAATATCAATCATGCAGCAGCTTCCTTCAATACGGGAGTCGTGTGTACCTTGCTTCCAAGACCAAACCTTTTCATTGTTATTATCAGATAGAGCATCTTCCAAGCTCTTGTATAAGTCGTCCGTCATGGCGAGCATAGATGCACCGAAACCAATGACAGTACCACCAACACCACCACCGAAATAAGACACCTGTCGAGCGCCTTCTACATTCCAGCCTTTGACATTCTGTTTATCTCCTTTTAGGTGAATCTCAGTAAATATCTCACGATAACGTTTTGATTTGACAATATCGCGGGTATCATAAGAGAGCTTGTTGTATAACGTGTCAGAACAACAGTTACGCATTACAGATTCTTCGGGAAAGTGTCCATACATCCAAGCGATGAAAAGAGAAGATATATATGACTTTCCAGCACGTGGTGGCATGCTGACAGCAAGACGGTAGATTATACCCGCAGAATACGAGCTGTACACACGCATGAACGCTTCCGCGACCTTTTTTAGGAACAGACGTTTAGAGAAAAACTTCGGATCATAGTACAAACAGAATGCCCAAAAGTCTTTCTTTGCTATTCGTTTGCGGAGTATGGTAGCAGCTTTCGCCTTACGAATCAATATTTCTCTTTTACTTTTCTTCTTTACCATCAATAATAGCCTGTAACTGTTCGTCACTCAATCCTTCCAGTTCATCACCAAGATTCACATTTGCGTCAACTTCTTTCTTGTCACGCCATTTTTCCGGCTGCCGGTTCTTTAGCCAAAATATAGCGGCTGTCGTATCAGGTGGGAAATGTTCTGTGTATTCCTGGGTATCGGTAATCTTTCCATCAGATGTAGCGAACTTAGTCGCTGTGCAATCGTAACCTATGGCACGATTATAAAGCTTTGCTGCTACATTGGCATCGGCAATACTCTTCCCCTTTTTTAGGGACTGAAGAAATTCCGGATAATCCTTCTTCCATTGATTAAGCGTGCGCTCGGTTACACCAAATAAATCAGCCATTTCCTTGTCTGTTGCTCCTAATAAGGCATAGTTCTCGGCTAACTGATTATATTCTTCTTTATATGCGCTTTTGCGTCCCATATGATACTTTTTGCTTAAAATATAATGTCGAGTACTCATTTCTATGGGAAACAGAAAGGTGAGACTGTAATTTAGTCCCACCTCGTTCTATAATATTATCACAATAATCTAACGTCCTTTAGCATTTTCTTGATATTTCCTTTTCTCATTAAGCAATAACTCCCAAATGTAGTCTCTGCCTTTGGGAGTCCACACCATATACTCACGTGGTTCTTCATCAGGATCGACAGGTTCATATACAACCGTATATGTCAACCCCCGTCCGACAAGAGACGAATCTAATACCCATTTCTGTTTTATATTATCATATTCTTGAACTCTTTTATATTCAAGGAAGGCGTTTAAATCTCTCGGATCTGAATTTAATGCTTTCGCCATCTGTTTAACTGTGTAGTATTTGCATTGGCGGGGAGAGATACGTTGCTCACTGGCAGATAATAATGGATTCTGCAAAGTCGGTATAGTTGGCAATTCACGTTGGCGAGTCAATTCTGATTGCATCTGATTAATTTGTGCGGCCATTACTTGTGTAGTTTCAACTAATTGCTTCAAAACAGTTATGTCAATCGGTGAGGGGAGTGTTGGCACTTCCTTTATGGCTTTCTCCATTTTGTTGAAGGCTTCGATATAATCGAGTTTGAATTGGAGTGCTTTCTTTCCGGTGAACCCCATTGCTAAGAGGGTGAATCCGTCGCGGTTCATTACGTACATAGGTTGTTCTTTATTCTGCTCATTGAGATAAGTTGTTTCAACGAACATCTTTCTTACTGCTGAATTTTCAGCAATGAGGACGGCGCAATTTTGAGCCGTCGTAATCAATCCTTGAATTGTCCTAATTACATTCTTATGAACTTTTCCGAATTTCTCTGCCACAAGCACACTATTAGTCAGAGGTTGTCCTTCTGAACCTTGGAATACTATATCATTCATGCTAGACCTCCTTTCTGTATATCGTGATATAGTTGTTCGCTAATGATACATGAAACAGTGGATATCACTTCGTCAATGTCACTGGAATAGTTCTCTTCATTACATTTGTTCAACTTTACGCCTTGCTTTCTCATACGGGCACAGATGCGGTTGTAGGTTTCTTTAGTATCTCTCAGTGTCACCATTAGGTTGTGGAGTTCTTCATCTACTACAAACTTAGGTTCTATATTATTATTGATCATAATTCACCTCCTTTCTGAACATTAATATTAATGTCATACCCCTCATTTATATCACTGTAAATAGTAGCTCCAATCAATTGCCCTAGATCACAGCAGAAGCATCCAATATCATCTGCAAAACTATTAATTGTTGGATTAAAGGGATTACGTGCTTCATTATTTACACTTGCGAAACGATATAAGCTATCTTTTATCTCAACTAGATCTTGTAAAAGCTTCATTGCTTCGTTACGGTCTGACTCAAAAGCTGTACCTTTCATAGTACACCTCCTTTCTTTAAATCAAACTCATACTTACTACAAGCTAGGTAAGAGATTGCAAGGATGCAGTTGTCTATGTCTTTATACAAAGTAGCTTCATCTGATTCGGATACGTTTACGCCTTGATGTGAATAGGTAGCGAATAAGATACCACACTCAAGTTTGACACGATTTAGGGCTTGCAATTGCTCATAGAGCTTATTGTCTATGATTCTTTCCGGGGCAATTGATTCATTAGCCATGATATACCTCCTTCCTTAGTGAAACTATTAATGCGATTGAAGAGATAAACCAGCCTATACAGGCAAAGAGAGGAAATGATGTATCAGCAGAACCTGATACAATGAGAGCGATGAACGCAATATACACATTCACAAGTCGGAGAGCGATACTTGTGGTTACACGATGCCCATTAGGTGTGGGTGCACCATTGATTGAAATTGAATTTTCCATTTTACTGTATTGTTTGGCATTTCGGCAATAAATTGAACACAAGAACGGCCGTCGTTTCCCATGTCGCCAAACAATACAGTAGTAATCCAACTCCGAAGAGCAAAACCTACAGGGGAAAGACAGCCGCCTTTATGGTTCAAGTATGGGCATAAAAAAAGCCCGACTTTAAAAGTGAGCATTAACCGCGCTCTGCGAAGTGGGACTAACCCACTGTATTATTTGGCACTGCAAACATACCAACTTTTTCTGAATTGCAAAAGAAAATGCTCTTATTTTCAAATAAAAAGAGGCAAATAACATATTATTGAATATTCTGTAAAGCTAATTCTGCATTCTTGAATCGTTCAATGAAACGTTCATTTGTTTTTTTATATCTTTCGAACAAATCATCCTCTATAGAAGCCGTAGTCTTGATGATATTTATATTTTTCTGTAAATAAAGATAAAACAACCTATTTATTGACTCTTTCTGAATTGATATAGGTTGAATAAACGCTTCCTTCAATTCTTTCTCTAAAGACGATTGTAGTACTATATTATAATATAATAAACATAGCTCAGCTATCTCTATAACATTTTTATATAATTTATCAAATTCATCTTCATTAATATGATTGTCTTTGTGCGTTGTATTCCGAAGGTCTTCAATATGCGAGGCACCTTTTAATTGAATATTTTTCTGTGGATTCAGATTAAGAATATTCACTTCTAGATTATTGCATAGATTAGAAATATTATCTCTTATTTTCATTAATAAATCACAATCGTTGGCAATCTGTTGCGACCTGTTAAAGTTTGACTGCTCATGATTAAAAACTCGCTGCTCTTTAAATGTTAGATATAGTAAAATAACACTCAAAAAGCCCCAAAAAGGGGCAGTCGTTCCACCTATAGTATCTCCAATTTGTCCAGTAGTTGTTTTATTAAAACACTCAAATCCCGGTAGAGTAAAAATAATTGGTGCAAAAATAGCTATCAAAACCACTATTAAAATAATGGCACCAATGTTTCTTGTAATCTTCTCAATCATATAAAAAGTATTTAAATTAATAATTTACAAAATTAAAAATAAAATTAGAACAAACTCTCTCCTTTAAGTCTTTTTTTAATCAATTCTTGTACTCCGTTATATATCTCATATAGCTGTTTCAATGTCTCCGGGCCTTTCCATTCCGAGAAGTTTCCGTCTTGAAAGAAATGGAACTCAAAGACACGGGCTGCCAAATCTCCGAGGTCCAGATTTTCATAAATTTCTCTTACTAAATGCAGCTTCTCTAATATTTCAGCATTCCGATCTTCTGAATCATCTGAAATATCCTCGATGTCCAGCCTGGAATAATCTACATTATCATCCACTGGTAAAGGTTTGTATCTACTCCGGTACTGTGAAGTAGGAGAGGATGCGTTCAACTTTATCATCTTCAAAACAAAGAAATCAAGCTCTGTATAGCCATTTTTCTTTGTGTCGAGTAATTTATCAAGTAGCTTGCTTCGCTTCTGAAGGAGCGAACATATGACCTCATTTAGGACATCTGTTGCTTCGTCTGAAATACCAGCAAGCCCACAATGATACAAAGAGTAATCAAGCCATCGCTCGTAGCGCTTAGTTATGTAATTATTTACTGCTTCACTTGCCATATGCATAAAGATTTTATATATTTGCTGTTCCTAATAGCAATACAAAGCTTTATGCTTATGAAAGCGGTCGGTGGTGGTACGCCGGCCGCATTTATTTTTCCAACTCTTTACCCTTGGCAATGTTGTAATTACACAAATACATTCCTATATCCATTTCGGCCACATCTTTAGCAGGAATCTTCTCGCCGTAGATTTTATGCAGAGCTTCATTGTCGCCTCCCCATGCTCTCCATAGAACTTTAGCATCGTACTTCTTCGGTAGATGTGGGAAGAACTTTAGAAAGGCCTCAAAACTTTGCATTGCTTCTTCTCGAGCGTTTTTAATACCTTTTGTACCTAGAACGATGTCTTTAGACAATGTCTCTGATCGGGAATATCCGTTTTCCGTGTCTTGACGTATCCTTATGTTTTCCTTATGCTCAATCTCTCTACGTCTGTCTTTGCAAAAATCGGCAAGTGCCACCATGATAGCTTGATTGTTGATTTTCGTCCCCCATACAAATTGTCCTCGGCTGCCATTCTTTAGCTGGGAGAAAAAAATGCATAACTCGGCTAAGTTCAGGTACCAGTAACTAGATAAAATTGATAAGGCTGTTTCCGCCAGTTGAGCATCGGTTAGTTCAACACCGGCATATCTTAATACTGACTTCAAATGTTCAGTAATAATCTCTACTGATGTCGAATTGCTAAAGCTTCTGTTTACGTCAGCTAGAGTAGGAATATTCTCTGCATTAGCCACATCAAACAATGAGACATTACAGTTCAATTGTGCGATTGTTCCACTCCATTCAGCGACCAATTGAGAGGCTGTCAATCCAGCCTGTAAGGCCTTCTGTATCGGAGTTAACTCCTTTCGGATTACTGCTGTCACCTGGACTATCTGCGACGGGCTTAGTACTGTCTGCATCCCTGTTTTTATTAATTCTCCGTTCATCTTTCTTGTTTTTAAGTTCAAATGTCAACCATCGGGCAAAGTGAGACATCGCATCCTTAGGCGACTTCGCCGTTTCTCCTTCATTCTGCAATTTCATAAAGAACTTCTCCAGAAACCCGTAAAAGGCTTCTAGCGTGAAATCAGGGTTTCCGGAAGAACGAGTATTCATCGTTACTGTTTCCGCCCATGATCGATTCGATTTAAGTTCAGTATAACAGTCGTCCAAAGACTTGTCGAAAAAACTATCAGTCGGAAACAGCTCTCCCACGCGTAAGGGAGATATTGTCTTATTGTCTTTAGTCTTATCTTTAATGTTAACCGTTTTACTTACCCTTTTACTTACCGTTTTACTTACCTCTTTACTTACCGTTTTACTTTCGTCAAGTAAGTAATAAACTGGCGATTTTGCATTCTTTTTACCCGATTCGAAAGTTATTAAACCTTTTTGCTGCAATCTGTTCCTAACTTCAATGACGGTCTTCTCTGATATACCGGTTGCGAGGACGATAGTCTTGTTGGGATGTTCGAACGGATTCTGCCAACCCCGAATATTGCACTCATTCAAGAGATAGAAGTACAAAAAGACTTCGTTCGGGCTGAATTCTACACTTCGATTCATCTTCCAAAATTGGTTTATATAATCTATATAGGTCATTGTATGCTATGCCGTCAGTTTCTGACGTATTAAGTTCATATTCTTTTTTACGAGTCCAATAATGCGTTCATGGTACTCAGTATTATTATTGCAAACACCCCGTGACTGGACAACACTCAAAGTTTTCAGATTTACTTCAACCGTTTCGATGCGCTTATTACCAATACGAGCTGTTAGAATCAAAGACTCTGATTTACTGTAGTATTTATTGGTAAACACACAATGGTGCATTTCTTTACCTTCTTCTAAGAAGTCCATAACGCTTTGTAGAACGCCAATCTGGATAAGATTGTCACCGAATTCTATACCGAAGAAACGACCTTTCTGTTTTAGATATTCTTTCTCATCTTTTATTGCTTGTTTCCTCTTTTTCTCAAAGTCAATCTTAGCATCTATTTTCTGTTTTATTTTCATCACTTCATCGTGAGCTTGCTTTAGATTCTTTGGACAGACGTATTTAGGAGAACGAATATCTCTTCCGATGGTATTGGACATTTCCAAGTAATCAAAATACATTCTCAGATCGGTACGTTTCGTAATTTTAAAGCCGTGACGTCTGGCTATTTTTATTGCTGGCCAGAACTTTCCAACTTGGGTTATATTATCTTCCATATATTCCAATAGTTCTTTATCGCCTTGCTTTATCAATGTCTCAACAAACGGATAACGCAATAACATCCTGAATAGGATATCGGGAGTGATACCATTAAAATTCTCATCGATTCCAGCATACTTCAGTTTTGGGAGTAGTCTTATGGTTTTGATATGACTTGCCCAAATGTGGTATTTGTCTTTTATACCATAATCAGAACGTATTTCCATGTCTGAACTCCAACACCAATGATCATAAGCTCCATAGCAATAGCTGGATGATTTGGACATTATTACCTCAATACCTTTGGGTGATATCCAATTCTGAACAGCTTCGTGGATCTTCATGTCGGCAGGTTGGCCTACGCGGCAGGACTTGGAAATAACAAAATGCCTTAAAACTTGGAATCCTCCGATCGTGGTTATAAGCGTGAAGTACATTGCTTGAGGTGAATATACCCTTTTACGACTTCTTTGTACTTTAAGGTGCTTTCCACAACAAGGACAATTCGCACCCAATAAAGAGTATGACAAATAAGATTCTTTAGCCTCAAAGACTTCTCCGCACTCAGTACACCAAATCTTTTTAGCCCTATGGAACCCTTCCACCTCAAAGCATTTTTTAATTGCCCAGGCGGTCTGATTTTTAGTAATAGCAGGAAGCTTAGCACTCAGCTTTACAACCTGTCTCTGTAATGCTGTTTTTGGTTTCATAGGTCCTCAAATAATAAAAATTGTCCTGATGTTATTTCTTTTTTCTTCCCTTTACGTTTGTTAGGAGCAACCTGTTCCGGTTTAGGCTTCTCAACTGTTAACGTTAGTTCCTTTTGCTTTTCAGGTTGCTTAGGAACTACCACTTTCGATTTTGATTGTTTATTTACCTTGATATTGTCTTCATCGTAGTAATGGACTGCTAACCCGAATACCTCATCATCAGACATACATACAGCATTACCACCGCGTTTTCTTGCTTCGCCTATAATGTAATTACAACATTCATCTATATTCTTGTTTGGCTTCGCAAAAGAGGCAACAAAGAGAGAGTCTTTCTTTGCTCGTTCTTCTAGGTATGATTGAATAACCTGTTTAAATGATTGATTCTCTTTTCCCATAGCATTAATAATTAATTGATAAAGGCATTAATAGATAAGTAAGGCTACGAACTTCTTCATCGCAGCGGGTAAAGATTGAGGCTTTCGATGGATCGCTCATGGTGATGGCAATATCTTCTGAAGGAATATTATTTACCATTTCAATTATGAAACTGCTTCTAAAGCCGATTTCAATATTACAGCCTGACTGCAGGGGAATCGTTTCTTCTGCAGACTTGGAAAAATCTAAATCATGAGCTGCTATTTTAAGAGAGTCGGAATCGAACTTGAGTACTACTAAAGACGAACTTTCATCACAGAAGACAGATACACGTTTTAGAGCTGAGACTATATCGGCTTTCTTTAATACTGCACGATTGGGCTGTTTTTGAGGGATAACGACACGATAGTTAGGGTACCGGCCTTCGATCATACGGCAGATTAACCGGTATGAATCAAACTCAAATAAAATATTAGTCTGATTTACTGATATCTCTACTTCCATGCAATCCTCCGGAACAATATTAGAAAGGATTTTAGCAAACTTGCTCGGCAGGATAAAGGCTGCCCGTTCCTTGCGCGTATAAGCGGATGGATTCTCAATCATTGCTAGACGGGTACCATCTGTTGCGACAAATGACATTGAATCTAAACCGATATCAAAATAGACACCATTCAGTACCGGACGGAGTTCATCATTGGCACTACAGATCAAGACTTGTCTTATTCCGTATAATAAGTCATTACCAGAAACAAGAAATGGGCTGGCAGTATCATCTGTGTTCATGGATGGGTATTGATCGCCTTTTTCAAGTGGTATTGAAAACCTGCCATTAGCGTACTTGACAATCAATTCCTTTTCAAGGATGGATATGGTCAATGGCTGTTCGGGGATCTCTTTTAATCCGTCGAGTAATGTCTTGGCATTAGCCATGAAAGAATAATTGATGAAGTCTGCATTACCATCTACGTTTGTAGAGATGCGTCCGCCTTCTTCTCCTGCTGTTACTAGAATAAGACCATCTTCATCAACGACAAACAAAAAGTTGTCATAAGCTGGTATTGTGTTTTTAGGCTGTATAATTCGCCCGATTGATTTCAGCTTATCTAATAAAGCTGTTTTTGAAACTGTAATTTCCAT